CGTGTTCATCCAACGCAAAAGCCGACAAGAATGCTAGGTGAAATTCTTTTGGATTTTACAAAAGAACTTGAACTTGTTGTGGATGGCTTCCTCGGTTCAGGTTCAACACTCATCGCTTGCGAACAGTTGAACCGTCAATGCTATGGAATGGAAATAGACCCTTTGTATTGTGATGTAATTGTGAAGCGTTGGGAAAATCTTACAGGTGAGAAGGCGGTATGCAATGGGTAGACGAGGAACAAAACCAACACCAACAAACATTTTAAAATTGCGTGGAAGTTGGCGTGGCGAAATAAATAAAAACGAACCGCAGCCCGAAGCGGTTGCACCTGAAATGCCAACAGGACTTGATGGAATGGCTAAGGATTGTTGGGAACAACTTGTGCCGATTCTGTCAGACATGAAAGTGTTGACAGTGGCAGATGGAATGGCGTTGTATTTGCTTGCAGAAACCTTTGCAACTTGGCGAAGGGCAGATGACATGATTAAAAAAGACGGTGATGTTTACCCAATAAAAGACAATGATGGCAACGTGAAATACCTGCAACAGTCACCATACGTTTCAATTGCTAGGAACTCTGCAAAGGCGTTGAAGGATTTGTTGTGTGAGTTTGGTTTAACACCATCAGCACGCAGCCGAGTACAAACAACCAGTGACAATCAAAGCAAGCAACAAGACGAACGCATGAAGTACCTTGGTGGATGACAGATAAGGAAATTAGTTTACTGTTGCCTGACTATGACCCAACCGTGCAGTGTTTGGATTCCACGTTTGATTCAGAGAAGGCAATGCACGCTGTCAATTTCTTTCCCTTGTTTATGAAACACCACAAGGGAAGATGGGCAGGTGAAAGTTTTGTTTTATCTGATTGGCAAATATCAATTGTTGCAAACTTGTTCGGTTGGATACGCCCTGACAACACCCGCAGGTTCAGGAGTTGTCTTTGTGAGTTGCCTCGAAAGTCAGGGAAAAGTCACCTTGCGGCAGGGCTAGGATTATTCTGCCTCGTTGGGGACAATGAAGAAGGCGGTGAAGTTTACACAGCAGCAGCAGACCGCGACCAAGCCAACATTGTATTCAACATTGCAAAGCGGTTTGTTGAATCAGATGAATACCTTTCAAAGCATTGTAAGATTTATCGACACGCAATAGTTGTTCCTTCAACTGGTTCAACCATGAAGGCGTTGTCATCAGATTCAAGAACTGCACATGGGCTTTCTGCCAGTTGTGTCGTGGCGGACGAGTTGCACGTATGGACACGACCTGATGCAAGAGAGTTGTACGAAGCGTTGATTACTTCGCAAGGTGCAAGAAGGCAGCCCATCAACATTTCCATCACCACAGCAGGAACGGCAGAACCAACGCTTTGGTTAGACCTTCATAACTATGCACGCAAGGTTCAAGATGGCACGGTTGTTGATTCGTCATTCATGCCTGCAATATGGGCAGCAAAGAAAGATGACAAATGGGATGACCCCGAAGTGTGGGCAAAGTGTAATCCATCCTTGGGTACAACTGTCGATGTGGAGTTTTACGAACAAGAATGCACAAAGGCAAAAGCACTACCGTCATACCAGAATGCGTTCAGACGTTTGTACCTGAATCAGCCAACGGAACAAATGGATAGATGGATTTCAATGGAAGCGTTTGATTCATGTGAAGAACCTTACACAGCAGAAGAATTGAAAGGGCGTGCGTGTTATGCAGGACTCGATTTATCGTCCACGCTTGACCTGACTGCATTGGTTTTGATTTTTCCGCGAACAGAGGAAGAAGGTGGTGGCTTTGATGTCTTGCCATATTGCTTTGTTCCGAATGAGAACATAGCAAGAAGGCAGCATGACGATGGCGTGCCTTATATCCAATGGCGTGATGATGGACACTTAATAGCCACCGAAGGTGACGTTGTTGACTATTCTTTTATCAAAAAAAAGGTGTTAGACTTGCATATCCACTATAACATAAGAGAAGTCATATTGGATAGATGGTGCGCGACACAACTGGCAGTGCAACTTGAACAAGAAGGATTGAATGTTGGCTTCTATGGAATGGGTTATAGAAGCATGTCAGCACCTTGCAAACATCTAGAAGCCATGATAATGAGTGGAAAGTTTAGGCATGGCGGTCATCCAGTATTAAGATTCAACGCAAGCGTATGTGCTGCGGAAGAAGATGCAGCAGGGAACATAAAATTGAGCAAACGAAAAAGCACGGAACGTATAGATTTATTGGTTGCAGCAGTGATGGGAATTGGCAGAGCCAATGCAGCAACTGATGGTGCAGAGAGCAAGTATGAATCACAGGACATGGAGATTCTATAAATGGGATTGATGAAATGGATAGGCAAAGGAAAAGAAAAAGAAACACGCAGCCAACTGACAGATGTTGGTTGGTGGAAAACAGTGTTTGCAGGTGCATCAACTTATTCGGGTGAAACAGTTACACAAGATACGGCATTAAGACAACCTGCCGTGTTTGCTTGTGTCAGGGTAATAAGTGAGGACGTTGCATCGCTGCCAATTAAAATCTATTCAAGAGTGTCCGACATGGTGCGTGAGCCAATTGATTCACACCCTGTTGCTAAGTTGTTGCACAGCAAACCTAACCCTGAAATGACACCATTCACCTTCAAGGAAACAATGACTGCTCATGTTTTGTTGTATGGAAATGCCTATGCAGAGATTGAGCGTGACAATAGTGGCACGCCCATTGGCTTGTGGATACTGTTGCCAGAGAACATGGCGGTAGAAATAACTGAAGGCAAAGTTTGGTATGTGTACAACGGACAAACAAGAATAGCAAGTGAAAACATCTTACACATTAAAGGCTTGGGACACGATGGGATTTTGGGATTTTCTCCCATTGGTTACGCACGTGAAACCATCGGCATGGCTCAAGCCATGAGCAAGAGCGGAGGAACTTTTTTCCAGAACAGCAGTAGACCATCAGGCGTGTTATCACATCCCGCAAAGTTGTCTGAAGATGCAGCCAAACGTTTGCGAAAAGGTTGGGATTCCATGTATTCCTCAGCGAACAATCACGGAAAAACTGCAATTTTAGAAGAATCAATGCAATGGCAATCGTTAAGTATTCCACATGCTGATGCACAATGGTTGGAAGCAAGGGCATACGCACTGCAAGACATTTGCCGTATCTACCGAATGCCACCACACATGATTCAAGATTTAAGTCGTGCCACCTATTCCAATATTGAAAGCCAACAAATCCAATACATGCAAGGCACGTTGATGCCTTGGCTGCGTAGGTGGGAAGAAGAAATAAGCAGGAAGTTGTTGGGTGTTGATGACAAAAGTATTTATGCAGAGTTTCTTGCAGAAGAAGCGTTGCGTGGTAACACGATTGACAGGTACGCTGCATACAGGACTGCACGCGAATCAGGTTGGCTTTCAATCAATGAAATCCGCAAGCGTGAAAACCTTAATACCATTGGTGAAGAAGGCGATAAGTACATAATGCCATTGAACTTTGCAGACGTTGGTTCAGAACTTGAAGCAGAACTAATTGAAGATGAAGTGCGTGAACAACCCAAGCCACCAGATGATTGGTTGGTGGATTCTGTACGCAGGGCAGTTGCGATAGTACGCAACGCATCCAATCGAAATGCCAACAAAGAAGGTGCAGAAGATTGGAATACATTTGTGCAAGGTGATGAATCGTTGGGCAAAAAAGTGGAATCAATTTTAGAACCGTGCTGCCGTAGCATGGGAGTTAATGAAAAAGAAGTTGGCAATGAACTTGTCAATACGTGGAAGTCTGCTGTGGCAAATGCCGATACACCAACATTGCGTGTTGAAGCGTGTGACAATTGGGCAAAGAGTTTTTTGAATAGTGACAGTGCCAAGGTACTTGTCCAAAGGAGCAACAAGCATGAGTAACGAAAAAGAAATACGAATTAGCACAGCAGTGCAATTAGAAGTGCGTGATGAAAACGAAACAGAAGAAACAGCACCTAAGATTGTTGGTTATCCTGTTGTGTTTGATTCTTTGTCCAATGATTTGGGTGGGTTTGTTGAGAAGGTTGAACGTGGTGCGTTTGCTGAATCACTTGCAAATGGCGATGAAGTCCATGCGTTGTTCAACCATGATGATGACAAGGTGCTTGGTAGATTGGGTTCAGGCACGTTGAAACTGTGGGAAGATGACCACGGTTTAAGAATGGAACTTGACCCACCAAACACCACAGTTGGCAAGGATGTTGTCGAATTGCTTAGAAGAAATGATTTGGTCAGTATGTCATTTGGTTTCTTTGATGTTTCCGATTCGTGGTCAATGATGGAAGGCAAGGATGTACGCACAATAAATACTGCAAGACTTTTTGACGTTTCTATTGTTTGCAATCCTGCTTATTCGGCAGCCTCATGTTCTGTACGTGCAGAACCCGCGTTGCGAAGTTTGGAAGCACACAAGGCACAGCAGGTCTTAGATACAACAGATTTCAACTCAATTGGCGAAACATCAAAACTGCAATTCCGATTGCGGATTGCGGAACAAGAATAATGAGTTACAAAACTAAATTGAAAATCTTAGAACTCAGCACAATGTTTACAATGGCAATGCTAACTGGTGGCATTGTCTTTGCTGTTTGTAGGTTATCGCACTAATGCTGTATTGGGCAAGATTATGGGTAATTTTAAGACCAACCCCAACAGCAATTGCGTTGATTTACTTGTTGCTACTATAACAATAATGGAAGTCCGTTGACTTTACACACACAGAATTGCCGTTGCAATTATCACAGGAACTTGGAACTAAAAAGAAAGAGGACATAGAAAATGTCACAAGCAAAAGAAATGCGTGAACAACGCTGCAAACTAATTGCAGATGCACGCGAAATAATGGACAGCACAGAAACACTTGATGCTGAACAACGCTCGGCGGTAGATGCAATGCTCAACGATTCTGACACTTTGAAAGCAGACATCGACAGAGTTGAAGCAATCGAATCAGAAGAACGACAAATTAAAGCAACAGCAGGCAAGAAAAGCGAACTCGCAATTTCAGAACCAACAGTTGCAGAAGAAGCACGTGGTGTTGCAACGGAATCATACCGTTATGCATTTATGCAGTTTCTTCGTGGTGGCAAAAGTAGTTTGAGCCATGCAGAATATCGGGATTTGACAGAAGGCACAAACACAGCAGGTGGTTACATTGCACCAATGTTTGCACAAGGTCAAGCCAACATGCAGGACATGATTATTGAAACCATGAACGATGCACAAAACTTTTCCCCTGCTACTACACAATTCAACATTGAAGGTCAAGTAACAATACCAACGGAAACTTCCACTGGTAGTGCTGCATGGATTGCAGCAGAAGGCGATGCGTATACCGAAAGCGACCCTGCGTTTGGACAGTTGACTCTGACTCCTTACAAGGCGGGAACTTTGACACAGATTTCAGAGGAACTTTTACAAGATTCCGTTGTCAATCTTGAAGCGTTCGTTGCATCAAACATCGGAAGAAAGTTTGCTGCACTGTTAGAAGCAGCATTTGTTAATGGTAATGGTTCTGGACAGCCAACAGGTGTCACAGATGGAAGTGACAAAGGTGTAGATGCAGCAGGTGCAGCAGCAGTAACATTTGATGAAGTGCAAGACCTGTTCTATTCAGTTAAAGAATCCTATCGCAAGAATGGTTCTTGGCTAATGAGCACAACAACACTTTCAGCATTGCGTCAACTCAAGTATGCAAGTGGAACAGAAAGTTACATTTGGCAACCAAACATGGCAGAAGGTTCACCAGATACAATTCTAGGTAGACCAGTCATTGTGAGTGATGAGGCAAATGCAATGACCACTGGCTTAAAGCCAATTCTGTTTGGTGACATGTCATATTACTACGTGGCATACAACGCAGGTATTTCCATACAACGCTTGGATGAACTGTATGCTGCAAATGGTCTCGTAGGAATCCGTGGCATGTTAAGGGTCGATGGAAAACTTACACAAGGCGAATCCGTTAAACATATCCTCATGGCATAAGAGCCATAAGTTTATTGGTTACTAAACCGCTACACATGGGAGGGGTAGGCAACTACCCTTCCCGCAGTAGCAGGAGAATTGAATAATGAAATATGAATGTGTTAAAAACGGCATGGCAAAAGATGGACGGCACATAACTGCGGGTAGAGTCATTGAACTTGACCCTGAATATGCAGAGCATTTACTTTCAAAAGGTTTGGTTGTTGCCAAAGGTTCATCAAGCAAGAAAAAACAAAGAGCAGTTACAAAACCACATGACCTTGAACAAGCAGTTGAAGAAGAATAATGGTTTATCAATCCCCATATTCCTATGAGCGTTTCCACGTAAGCACCCCAAGCACAGAGTGTTCATCAACAACAGCAGACTTAAAAAGTTGGTTGCGTGTTGATACGTCTGATGAAGATACTGAAATTGCTTACATCGGCATGGCATGTCAAAACCTGCTTGAAGATTTGACGAACACAACAATGTTGCAGCAAACAATGAAAGTGTACTTCAATGGCTTTCCGCCCGAAGGCACACCAATGCGATTGCCAAGACCACCACTCATTAGCGTTACAAGTATCAAGTACGTGGACAGCGATGGCACGCAACAAACGTGGTCAAACTCGTTGTATGAGGTAAGTACGCTTGGCAAAATGCCTGCGGAAATACTGCCAATTGAAAGTGAGTCATACCCAACCACAGGCAGCACACCAACTGCAAGTGTATTCAATAAAGTTGAAGTTGAATACATAGCAGGGTACGCATCGCGTGGTGAGATACCACAAGGATTTGTGGTTGGTCACAGAATGTTTGTTGGTCACTTTTACAATAACAGGGAAGCAACCACAATTGGCAACGTGAAGGATTTGCCCTTGGGCTTGCAGATGATTGTTGCAGTAAACAAAGTACCAGAGGTAAATTAACAATGGCACTGCTTGCAGGCAAATTACGCCACAGGGTTTCTATTCAAACCGAAAGCACTGCGGTTGATTCGTATGGCGAACCTACTGCGAGTTGGTCAACCGATGAAACCGTTTGGGCTTCGATAGAGCCAACAGGTGGCAACGAAGTGGACATTGGTGAAGGTCAGGCGGGGATTATTACCCACCGCATTTTCATACGTTACACGGCAAATGCAACACCAAAGAAACGTCTACTGTTTGGTGCTAGGATATTTGGAATTGTATCTGTGCTAAACCACGAAGAACGCAACGAGTTTATGCAACTTCAATGCAAAGAGGAATCTAACTAATATGCTTGGAAGTAAAGGCAGAGGATTGGGATTGGGCATTACCGAAAAAGCGGGTTCTGTTTCTGGCATAAAAGAAATTGATAGGGCGTTGACCAAACTTGAACGAAGGATAAACAAGAAGGTTATGAAGAAGGCAGTGCGGAAAACCGTTGCCGAATATCGCAAAGAAGTACGAAAGCGAACACCAAAACGAACAGGCATATTGAGAAAGTCCGTCACAACCGATGTTAAGATAATGAAAAAGTTTTTCATCAAAGGGCGTATGTACTTTGGCAGGAAATCAGGCAGGAATGGTTGGCATGCACACTTGGTTGAACACGGCACAGGTGACAGGTTTGTGAAAGACAAGTGGGGTTTGAAGAAACGTGGTTACAGGCAACGTGCAAGGAAGATGAATGTGGGCAGGATGAAAGCACAACACATGGCTGATGAAGGATTTGATGTGACAACACCAAAAGCAAAGAGGATATTCCAAAGAGCATTGGCACGCGAACTCCAAAAGATTAGGTCGGTGAACTGATGGCAAGTCTTGAACAAGGAATACGCAGCATATTGATTGCCGATTCAGATGTAAGTGCATTGGTTAGCACAAGGGTATTCCCTTGGATTCGACAACAAGGCACAACATTCCCTGCAATTGTTTATGAATTGGATGGCACAGAGCCAGAACAAGACCTTGATGGCTACGGTGGAATGACACGTGCAGAATTGACCATAAGCAATGTTGCAACAACTTATGGTGGGGCAAAGACTTTGGCAGCCCACGTGCTTGATGCCTTAAATGGATATACAGGAACTCCCACAAATGGCGTGGCTATCAAATCCCTTGTCCACGATAATGATATAGGGATTGTTGAAGATTCTCAAATTGGCAATAGTCGAGGCGTTTCGATTATTGAAAGTAGTTACATAGTATGGTACTCTGATTAGCAAGAAAACAGGAGCAGGAAAATGGCAGCGATTACAGGAAACACGACAACAATAAGTATTGATGGGGGTACAACAGCCCTTGCAGATGTTACTTCCATCTCACCAATGTCATTAAGTTTGGCAACTTTGGATACAAGCAACCTTGATTCAACGTGGCGAACATTTATTGGTGGAATCAAAGATGGTGGTGAATGCACGTTTGAAATCAATTATGACCCCGCATCAACTTCGCACTTAACAATTGAAGCAGCGATTGATGGAACAGCGAAAGACATCAAAGTTGTGTACAGTGACACAAAAGAAACAGAGTTTAGTGCAATCATTACAAGTTTTTCAATTACTGCTGCAATGGATTCCGTTGTAACAGCAAGTCTCGGAATGAAAATTACAGATTCAATAACCTTCCCATCCGCATAATCAAACAAGGAGCATGACCGTGCTTGACAAAAAGGCAATTCTCAATAGCGATGACCTACCACGTGAAGAAGTAGAAGTTGAACAATGGGGTGGAAGCGTTTGGGTGAGGACTTTAACTGGTACGGAACGTGACCAATTTGAAGCCAGTTGCATAAAAAGCAAGGGTAAGAACAGTGGTGTGAACATGGAAAATATCCGTGCGCGCTTGTGTGTTCTTACAATTTGCAATGAAACAGGTGAACGGTTATTTGATGCGCGGGATATTGATGCACTTGGTAAGAAGTCTGCAATGTGTCTTGACTTAATTTTCTCAGTGGCACAAAAGTTGAATGGGCTTGGGAACGAAGATGTTGAGGACTTGGCAAAAAATTAAAGAGCCGTCCAGAACGGCGTTTTTACTTTACTCTGGCACTAGAACTTGGCATGACTGTCAGGCAGTTGTTGGCTTCTATGGATAGCAAGGAACTTAGTGAATGGGCTGCATTTTATTCGATTGAACCATTTGGTTATTTTAGGTCTGCTGATTTACCTGCGGGAATTATTGCTTCAACGATTGCAAACTGTAACCGAACAAAGCACAGTAAATCATTCTCACCAAAGGATTTCATGGCAGTTGGCGAACATGCACAAGATAAAGTAATGGAAGAAGATGAAATGCAAAACATACTGCAAGCAATGACAGGACAAGCACCAAAAGAGGCATACAAGTAATGGCGACAATAGGCAATCTTTGGATTAACGTAAAGTCTAACACCAGTGGTCTTTCCAAAGGTCTCGGTAAAGCCAAAGGCATGTTGGGCAAGTTTGGTAAGTTTGCTGCAAGCCCTGCGGGTTTGGCAACGGCTGCATTCGCAGGATTGACGGCTGCAATTGCATTAACTGTTAAAGTGCTTGGTGCTGCACTAAAAGAGTTTATGGCATTTGAAGCGGGGATGGCAGAAGTGAAATCTATTTTAACGGATGTGAGTGATTCAGATTTTGCGAAATTGGAAGATTCGGCGAAGAAGTTAGGTGCTACAACTGCATTCACTGCGGAAGAAGCATCAGGTGGAATGGCAAACTTAGCACGTGCAGGTTTTGCTACCAATGAAATACTTGCTGCAACACCTGCCGTTCTTAACTTAGCAAGTGCAACAGGAATGGAACTTGCAACAGCAGCAGACATTGCAGCAGTTGCAGTGCGTGGCTTTGGTTTAGAGGCATCAGAAACAGCACACGTTGCAGACGTTCTTGCACTTGCTGCAAGTAAGACAAACACAACCGTTGAAGGTCTTGGCGATGCCATGTCTTATGTTGCACCAGTTGCAAACCAACTTGGTTTTAGTATTGAAGAAACAACTGCAATGCTTGGCAAGTTGGCAGATGCAGGTATTAAAAACTCAAAAGGTGGTACTGCATTACGTACCATGATGTTAAAACTTGGGTCAACAATTGAAAAAGAAGGAACGCAGGCTTTTTATGATTATCTTGAAGCACAACACAGTGTTACAGAAAACATGGAAAAGTTTGGCAAGATTGGTGTGACGGCTGCGGGTGTTTTGTCAGGCGTTGTAGATGAAACAAAAGAACTAACAGTTGCAATGGAAGAAGCAGCAGATGTTGTTGATACGATGGCAAAAACACGTTTGGACACACTTGCAGGTGATGTAACGCTTTTTGAATCTGCTGTAAGTGGATTGAAGGTTGCAATTGGTGAACAACTTTCACCAACAATGCGTGATGCTGTGCAAGCAGCAACGGACTTTGTAAACATCTTAACTGAATCAATGGGTAGAACAAAACAATCAACAGCAGAAGCAGAAGCAGGCATGAACGCTTTCAGGTGGGTGCTAGTTGCAGTTGGTTCAATTATCATCTTTATCACTGACAAGTTTAAACGATTTTATGAAATTGGTGCTTTCGCAGTAAACGGTATCAAGACGTTGTTTAATGGTCTTCTGACATCAGTTATGGTTCTTGTAAAGAACTTGGTTGAAGCGGGTGCTGCTGTCAAGGAGTTTTTTGGTGGGACTGCCGACAGGTCTGGTATTGAAAAACTTGAAGGATGGATAGAAGATTGGGCTGCGGATACAGTCCAAGCAGGTGCAGATGCAGGTGCAAACTTTAACGCTGCTTTTGGTGAAGGGTTGATTGCACCATATAAAAATATGGGAGCATTGGCAGAGGGCATGAGTGCCGTAGGTGAAACAGCAGGCGCAGCAGTAATGGTGGGGATGGAAGGTGTATTTGAAGCAGGTGTACCAAAAGTTGTAGAAAAAGTTGTTGAGGAAACTGACAAACTTAACGATACACAGATGGACTTGATTGATTCGGGAACTAAGTTGAATGCTAAGTTAGAGGAACAGATTAAGTATTTTGGCATGTCAAATGCAGAAATGCTAATTGCAAAAGCAGTTAACGCAGATGTAAACTCGGAAGTTATCAATGGAACACTAGCACTTGAATTGAAACTGCAAGCATTGAAAGACAATCAAAAAGCACAGGAAGATGCAACAAAGCAAACAGAACAAGATGCAGAAAGATTAAAGTCTGCTGCTGAAAGCATAATTAAATCGCTGCGTTCACCGATGGAAGTATTTAATGATGAGCAATCAAAGTTACAAGAAATGAAAAAGAAATCATTGTTGACATTGGAACAATACGATAAAGCACTTGCAAAACTGAAAGAAAAAACAGCAGATGATTTAGAAATAAACATCGTCACGAAGGGAGTAATTGAAGGATTGCAGACTGCACTTGGAACAGTCAAGGTTGCGGGTCAAGTTTCAAAAACAGAACAGATTGCAGAAAAGTCTTTACGTGTTGCAGAAAATATGCAAGCATTGACCAGTGCAATATCTTCAACAACTTCTGAAAGTGCAGAATCATCAAGTGTTACTGCATCAAAGGCGGATAGCATCTTATCTAAACTTGGTAACCTAAGTGTTGGAATTAGTTGGGGTGGTTTGCAAAATATAATTACAAACGGTGTAGAGAGTGCAACATTAAACATTCCAAGCAGTGACATGACACACACAGAATACTTGCTTGGTGAAGTGCGTGCTGCGAATTGGCAAGAACTAACTGAACTAAAAACGCAAACCGCTATTATGTCTGGTGGCAGTGGGAGTCCTTTGACATGACCATACAGTACATTGAACTCATGGGCAGCAGAAGTGTAACGAGGAATGCAAGTGTGTACACAGCATCAAGAACTTTTTTGATTTATGATGATGCAGGCGAGTTTTTATCTTTGGAAGATGCAGTGAATTACGAAGAAGGCGTTTCATTTAGCGATGGGCATCCAGATATTTCAGGGATTTATGCAAACAGTTTTACTATCTCAGCATCGCGTGAACGAAAAGAAACTTGGGAACTTTCATGGCAATATGCAGAGCCAACAGAGTCCACTGATGCGGGTGGCGATGATGACCCTTACGATGGCGAAGGAGATAACACAGACAACGGTAGCGATGAGGACGATGTATTTGACCCACCAACAGGCGGTGGCGGCGGTGGCGGCGGTGGCGGCGGCGGCGGTGGTGGTTCGGGCGGTGGTGATGCAGAAGAAGGTGACGATGGTGTAGAAGAAGATGAACCATCAGAAGATGGAACAGGTGGCGCAGCAGAACGAACTTTCACAGGTGTTTCAATCAATGCTAGTGTTGCACTTGTTGACGGTTATGTTGGCAGTCCAACCATTCCTTATGCAGGTTCACAGGGTGGTGCTGATGGCTATGAAATCCCTGCGGGTGACGGCACGGTTGTCCACGTTGGTGGCGAGCCTATAACCATACCAATACCAATAACAACAATTGCACTTTCTGAAAGTCAAGGTGGCGAGTATTATTCTCTAAACAACACAAACTTAAAAGCGGGAAAAAGAAACGCATCACCTTTTTATGGTTTTGATACTGGAAGTGTCTTGTTTACTGGAATGAGTGTGCAAAGACAGGGTGCTTATTCTTGGGACATAACTTACAACTTCGCGTGGGATGAGTGGAGCCATATGCGTGAAGTGCCAAACCGCGATAGTGATGGCGAACTCAAACCAGAATCAGACGGCACGCTTAAAATCTTTTTGAAACAACCTTTTCCAAACACAACCAGTTTTCAGTTTGCACCATGACAGGTCAGTACCCAATTATTGAGCGTGGTTTAGGGCTCTTGACTCCTGACCTCTGGCGTAGAATCATGAACATGCTGCGTAATTATGAGGAAGGTACGAGAGATGAAACAGGAAAATTATCAAGCACAATAAACAAACCCTACCTTGTAGAGTTGACAAAGGCAAAGTGTATTGACCCGAACCGATACATTTATGCTTGGAGACAAGTTGTTTTGAATGATGACAATTCTTGGTCAGTTGTTACAGATGGAAAAACATCTACGGGTGACACAGATGAGTATGATTTTGCTGCGGTAAACTTAATAGAAATTGCAAACACTTCTACATTTACAAGCGCAGGTGTTTCAATGACAGGTTCATATCCATCAGGTTGGACGATGCAGGCAATGGGTGGTGGTAGTTGTTCTGGTACAGGCTGTGAAGTGTCTATTGGTGACGTAATAGTTATGCTTACAAGGGTTTCTGGTAGGAACACAGAAACAGTACCGCGATATGTTTTCAGTGCAGTAAATGAGCATGACGGCATTTGTAACACAACAGCCTTGGCAGTTACAGATGGAATAGATACTCCTGCAATTCCTGCCGAATCAACCTATGGTTATATTTATATCGGCACAGATGGTGACCCCAAGTTTATAGATAGCGATGAAAATATAGTAACGTTTGACACCACTTCATAGGAAAACCCATGTCTTATAATCGAGCAACAATCCAACCGTGTACCAATTGCTGTTCACCTACAACTTATTCAACTGAGTCTGTAAATTGGCTGCAAGATATTAGCGGGACTGCTCACAACATAGATGCAACGCAAGGCGTTTTTGATAACTCAATTAGTATAAATGCGAGTAGTTTAGTTTTTCGAGTGCCAACAGCGTGCAGCAAGTCAACAACCTATTGCGACAGTGACCCATTGACACATTCTGAATCAGGAACAGCAAAGGTTTCTTCTGACCCAACATCATGCAACGCATCTGAGTATTGGACAAGTTGCCAATCATCTGATAGTTGTACAGACCCACCATGTTCTTCTGGAAGTGATTGGGGTTGTGATGGAAGTGGTGCAGAGGAGTATGCAGTTAAGTGTTTCAGCACGGGAACATTTGGTTATACTAATTGCTACCCAACTTTTACTTATGATGATGTAGCAAGTACAACTATGGGTGCAGCAGGTTATATTCAACAAAGTAGCAACGGAACATCTACCATTGATGCAGATTGGTACGCAAGCAGTGTTTCTATCAAAGGCACACCAGAAACTTTCATTGGTTATCCTGTTGAAGTGGATGGATGTTCGTCATACGCAAAAGGGTTGAGAAAGATATTTGCAAGAAAAACACAATCTTCAAACTTGCAAGTGCGTTGGTATGTAGCAAAAGAGTGGGACACAGGTTCGCCAGAAAATAAAGTGTATGGTGACGAGTTTGCAATTGCAACAAACGAACTTGGCGAGTTATATGAAGGTCTTGAATTAAACGAAGATGTCGCAATTCGGGGTGTTGGAGAAACATCAAACAAAAACTTGTGGCGCAATTTGAGGTTGGGCGATGGAACTGGTGATGATTCTTTTGGTGAAGATTCGGGTTGGTATGATATAACGGACAACGCTGTTGAGTTTCAATACACCAAACCAAACTCTTATTCTTACACAATAGTTATTTTTGCAGATTATTATGGTGCAAGTGGTGCATACTGTTGTGATGACTTTTGTGGTTGCCAATATGCAAACTGGACATTCCACAGCGACTATGCACAAATACTTACTTCGGATGATGTAACTGACCCAGATACAGGTGACTGCGTTTGGGATTCAGGTGCAGGTGGTGAAAACTTTGGTGGTTCGTACACAGAGTATTCAAATGAAGGAATTGCAAAGGCGGGAGCATCTTTGAATGTGAGTTGAATATGAAAACGCAATTTATAAAATGGACATACAACGGCGAAGAAAAGATGGTTGCACTTGAACTTGGAGAAGAATGTGAAATCAAAGAAACCATGCCTGTCATTAAACATAAAATAGTTGCAAAGGCAGAAGATGTGGGTGAAGTTGAGCAAGTTATTCAAGAAGTGAAAGAAGTAAAGAAAAAAAGCGGTTGTACTTCATGTGAGCAATCAAAAAATAAGCGTGGTTTGATGGGCTTGATTAAGGGAAGTGCAGGATTGTTAAAAGCGGAACTAGGTATTGATGCGGCAGATGATGCGACAATAGAAAAGAGAAAAGCAATATGTCTTGCTTGTGGTACTTATGACTTTGGTGTGTGTAATGACTGTGGTTGTTTTACAGCAGCGAAGGTGAAATTAAAATCGGGCAGCCCTTGCCCACAACAACGATGGTGAATTAAATGGCAGTAAGAGTATGGCTAGGAACATTTGCAGGGCAGATTGGCAATTGGGATGAAGGTCACAATTGGTTGGATGAAGATGGTGCAGATGCGGGTGTTGTACCTGTTGCAGACGATGACGTTTATTTTACAAGTGGCAGCCAAGATGTCCAAGCGGATACCGTTGATAGCAGTGGAGTGACCTTAACAAGTTTGAACTTCGGTGTTAAGTGGACAGGTTCATTTGTAGAAGTGGTAAACCCAACAAGCGGTGTCACAACAACCGATACACTTGCAGTTGCAGAAATAAATGCAACGTCACTTGACTATGCAAACAAACTTGGTTCGGTTGGTTTGGAAGGTACTTTTACAACAGTCAACGTCCAAGCAACTTCAATTGATTCACCCGCATTAAAGTTTCAAGCATCAACAATAACCAACTTGCACGTTACAGGTGGAAGCGGGACTGTTTTTGTGGATGAAAACTCAACAGTTAGCGGAAACATTAACATGATTGGTGCGAGTAGTGTCAAGGTAGAGATTGAAAGTAATGCAACAGTGAGTGCTGCGGACTTAACAATTGACAAAGGCACGTTCTTGACTTACATGGGGTGTGATACCATCACGCAGTACGGCGGTACTGTTGCAATTCTCACAAGCACACAAACTACAAATGCAATTACGATGTACAAGGGAACTTGTAAATACAAACCAACAGATGATGCGACACTTACAGCGTTGGTAATTTATGGCGGATACTTTGATATGCGTGGTTGCAATGCACCAACACACACAATAACCAACGCAACAATCTATTCTGGTTCAATGATTGATGAACGCAATGGTTTAGAAAATGCAGTTTACACCAATCCAATTTTAAGTAATGGCGGTGTATTCATGCCAGACTTAGGCAGAAGTATAACGGTAACATAATGTCTACAACTTCAACAATTTATGCTTCAAAAGACACTTGGCTTGACGGCGATAATACAAGCACAAATAATTCAGGTGATAACTTAATAGCATTAGGACAGCAAACAATTGGATTTAGCACAGAAGGCGAAAGGGCTAATGGCATCTTTGCTTTTGACGTTTCCGCTTTAACACCAAGTTTATTAACGCAGGTGAACTTCAAACTTAATTTTAAAAGCAATGCAAAAGGTGCGGGTGTCAGGCAGTGTTATGTATACCGATTAACACGGGATTTTGTTGAAAATCAAGCAACTTGGCTTGTTTCTGCAACTGGAACAGATTGGACGGCAGCCGATGGTGGTGCAAGTGACAGTGCAACAACCGAACCTTACGCAACTTTTGATGTTGGTTTTAGGACGGACGATGATGTCTCGGTTGATATAACAAAGTTAGTTGTTGATGCTATCAACCGCAGGAGCGGAACACTTTATTTATGGGTAGGTATTCCATTAAGCGACACCGCAACGTCAAGGGCAAGCGGTCAATATCACTCACTGGAAGCGACCTTTCCGAGTGACCGTCCAAGATTGGAATGTATAACAGCAGATAGAATTGTTTGGGACGGCAGCGCGGGTGACGGTAACGCTCAAACCGCAAGTAATTATGTTGGTGACGTTGCACCAGATTACTATGACCATGTTATTTTCAATGATGGTGCAGTTAATGTTACAAGCGGTTATATTGCTTGCAACTCTTTGTTTATTAGCGAAGAATACACAGGTACAATAGAAGCAACAGATGGAAGTGCAATAAATGTTTTATCATCTGCCGTTGCGGGTTATCCTCAAACCAATAAGGTGGTCATCAATCAAAAGCGTGGCAAGTTTGATTTAGGATTTAGCAGTGCAAATGCGTGGAAAATAAACATTGCCAACTGCCCTTCTGATGGTGGTAGGTTGTATACGCTTTTGACAGGGAACATGGAAACAACAGTTATCAAAACAACAGGAAAGTTGGAACTTGATGGTGACTTTGTTTTATCTGCAACAGGTAACAAGCATTCCAAGAGCATTGAAACTTCTGGAAATCCAACCAAAATAAAAGCGTTGAAAACCAAACTGTTTGTTACAAACGGCAGTAAAGATTTTGTGCTTGGTGAAGGTTCTAAGATGTATGCAACAGGTGGCAATTTGGCACAAACTTTGGACAGTTATATTACAGACAATTCTTATGTTTCCTTTTTATCAAAAAACATAGATTCAACCATCAACTTGCTAAATGGAAAGTTATCTTTTAAGGATAATGAAAATGCTAGTATTGAAACCGAAGATATTATTTTATGGAAGAACGGTACATTTGACCCACGAACAAATGTTGGTGCTTGGAATCCCAACGCTGAATTGACTTTTCGCGGTGGTGGTAGGTTTGTTGTGGATGTTGGACGAACGCTAACTATAACATGAGCAAATACGCACAATTCGCTGCTATCAGTTGTACGCATTGTCCGTACCAATCGGAACGTGCAATTGAAAAACTGATTGAAGAATTAAAAGGCAGAAAACTTACGCACTTCATTCACTGCGGGGATGTGGTAGATGCAGAGGCTGCGAGCGTTCATAACGGCAACGAGCCTGTTGGTCATACGTTGATAGAAGAATACAAAGTTGCAGCAGATATGTTACGAAGGATTCGGGAAGCGTTGCCACCAGATTGCAAGTTGGTCTTGTTGGATGGTAACCATGATGACAACGTGCAGCAACCAGACAGCAGAAGAATTAAATATGACCTGCGTGAACTTTGCAATCCAAGAAAGATTGAAGGCGTTGCAGATGAATACAACCGTTGGCAGCACGTTCCGTATCGGTTTGGAAGTTGTTACCAACTAGGTGCAGTAATTTTCCATCATGGCTATTCTGCTTCGGCAACCTCAGATGATTTAGAAGCGGTACAACTTGCAATGGCGTGTGGTGGACATGCACACAGGTTGATTGTTAGAGGGCATACACACCGCCCTGTTCCGCCAACACAGTGCAAGCGTAGTGCAAGGGTCAAACTACCTTGGCACTATTGCAATGTTGGCTACATGGCATTTGAAGAACGTCCAAGTTACACCAACAGATTTGATATACAACAATGGGGCAGGGCTGTGCTGTTTGGTGAATGTAAGATTGGCAGAGCAGATAGGCTTGGCAAAGATTCTTGGTCAGCACAATTGGTTGCGTTGGATTAGTGAAAGAGGTAGAAAAAAATGATACCTGAATGCGTACCTGATTGCCCTTACAGAAAACTTCTCCAACAAGAGAAGAGCAGTGAACTGCAAAAGTGCAGGGAACAAAACAAACGCAAAGAAAAGCGACTCAAAGAGTTAAACAAAAAAGTTATTACTCTCACGATAATTGCAACCGTTGCAGGCACATTGATTGGCAAGGAAGCATTGGAGTTTGTTGGTGAGTGGCTTGGCTTGCTAGAAGGTTTGGACATTGGTGGTGGTAATGCTGTTGGTGTATTCCCTGCTCCAAGTACGCTTGCAGTCTTTGCATTGCCGTTATTTTGCAGGGCAAAGAGAAGAAAATAAAAAAAACTTCATAGTCAAAAACAGCCATATTGGTACTGCCAATGGGGTTTTTAGCATGATATTGCAAATTGAGGTTAATAATCTTCAATAATGGTGGTTGCGGTGCGTGAATCGGTCGATATAATAAAGAGCATGACAAACGAACAACCAACCAAAGGAATCACCATGACACACAAAGCAACTAAGAACCACCGAGGCAACTACACGTATCGCGGCTACACCATAGAACATAGCCACCAAGAAGCGGTAGATTGTTATGGTAAAACTGCAACATGGCAGATATCTATATGGTCTAATGATGATGCCGTACTACTGCTAAGAGAACACTCGGCAACACTATCACAAGCCAAGGTAAACATTGATTTTTGGCTTGATGAATTAGGCATAGAATAATACACAGGTGCAATGGTTGCACCAAAGAATACTAAGGAATCACCATGACACACAAAACACAACAACGAATTGCAGAACTAGCAAAGACAGCAATCATAATTGAACACGAAGCGGGAATCCGAATCGCCAGAAGTGAAATCATTTTAGGCGAAGGTAAAGAAGTTGATGCGATGGTTCGCAAAGCATTATTGCAAGGCAAAGAAGTTGCTTACAAAGCAGATGGTCGAAAAGAACAAATCCATGACCGTCTAGTTTTTGATTCAAGCAAAGAAGGAACTGACATGTACACTTGGCACAAAGACGGAAACCGAGTTGCATACAAAAGAACTTTTGTGATAACACACAAAGACGGAACACGAACAGAAGAAGTATTGAAAACAGTTTGGAAAGTATGGAACTAAATTAGAAACGCCAAAGGGCAAAACGATTTTCTTGAAAGGAAAATAAAGATGAAATCAAAAAAAGTACTAGCGTTCATAAAAGCAAACCCGCAGATTCTCGATGAAGAAAATTACGATGTTAATATGTTTGAGGAAATACAAAGTTGCCGATGGCATCATGTGTATTTATCAAAACCGTTTGTCTTTGACCACATGGTGATGAGTACAGGTGGTGGGATAAAAGATATTTTGGAAGAATTGAAAAACAATGTTGTAGAAATCTCAAATGAAGAATGGGATTACATGGCTACTTACGGAGAGCCATCAGATAATTACGAAGTTGTCGAATACCCCAAAATCAAATAAACCCAACCGCCGCAAGGCAGAAAAGGAAAATGAAAATGATGACAGCAATTTATACAGTAGAATATGACATGAGTACTGAGCAGCCAAAGGTGTACATTCAGCAACGACCTGCAATGGCATTGTTTAGCAGAGAAGCCAAGCGGTTAAGGATGGGTGATGTTACATGGGGTGGCGTTACGCTGCGAAAGTGGTCGTTCACTGGAACACCACGCAGCGTAGCCAGTGCATCCCTTCATGTTGGCAGCATGATTTCAAAGGGCGTAGAGGTTCGGCAAATGATTGATGAGGCAGAACTGATTTCCGATATTCAATCCGAGATTCTTTGTGAAGAAGTCAATGAAGGATTATTGACATGAATAAGAATCCTAGTTTTATTCATGGTGGCTTTTGGGTTATGGTATAACACCCATGCAACGAAAGGACTCATTGTAGTTTTGGATTTTAAGTCATGGCAACGTAACGCCAACCAAAACTATTGCAAAGGAAAGGAGTGCATAACATGGCACTACGTGCGAAGAAACCAACCAATAAAACAAAACGGTTGAAGTTATTTATGTACGGTGACGCAGGTGTTGGTAAAACAACGGCAGGTTTACAACTGCCCAAGCCGTACATCATCGACACCGAACGTGGTACTGAAAACTATTACAAAGCAATCAACAAAGTGGGTGGTGCAGTTTTGCACACCACTGACATTGATGAAGTAATTGAAGAAGTACGCAAACTGTCTACTGAGAAACATGGTTTCACAACCTTGTTCATTGATTCATTCACACCATTGTATTTTGACTTGGTTGAAAAGATGGAAGCAGAACACGGTAATGAATGGGGCAAGCATTATGGCGAAGCCAACAAGATAATGAAACGGTTGATTAACTTAATCATGCGTTTGGATATGAATGTGGTTGTTACTTGTCATGCAAAAGTTGTGTATGGTGAGGACATGAAGAAGGACGGCATTACATTCGATGGTTGGAAACGACTTGATTACATCTTTGACCTTGTGTTGGAACTGCGAAAGCAAACACCAACCAAGCGTTATGCCAAGGTTGTTAAAACAAGAATTGAATCATTCCCTGATGGTGAAACATTTGAATGGAATTATGATTCATTGACAGAGCGTTATTCCAAGAACGAACTGGAACGCCAAGTGGATACAATTACAACTGCAACTGATGAACAACTTTCAGAAATTGCAGTGCTGTCTACCAAACTTGCAGAAGGCAAGGACTTCGTGGACAAATGTATGCGGAAGGCAAAGGTTACACAACTTGCTGACTTGACCACAGAGCAAGCACAGAAGATGATTGACCACTTTATTAAATCACTTGGACTTAAAACAGTAGGAGCAACGAAATGAGTTTTGAATATAACCCCAAAGAAGTAAAATCAGAATATGCAGTTTTAGAAAATGGCGAATATGAATGTGAGATTGTTGATGCCGAAGAAACCGTTTCCAAAGCAGGCAACGACATGATTAAATTGGTGCTGTGTTTGTACGGCAACGATGGTGAAAAGGTTCGGGTGTATGATTACATTGTGAGTCCTAGCACCATATACAAATTAAAATCCATTTGCCGTTGTTGTGAATTAGAGTTTGACGGTATCTTGGATGAACAGTTATTGATTGGCAGGCGGATGCGCGTGTTGACAAAGATTGAACCAGAACGTACCGTTGAAGGCAAGACCTATTCAGAACGTAACTCTATCGTAAAGTATGTTTCAGGCATTGGTAATAAATCAACAGACAATGACCCGCCTGTTGTACCCACCGATGACAAGGATGTTAAACCTTTGCCCGATGATGTGCCTTTTTGATAGTCAGTTATTCCTTTCTCCGTGGGTGGGGCGAAAGCCCTGCCTGCGGATTTTAGGAAAAGAAAAACCAAAGCAGTGTCAAATGAAAGGAATCTCAAATGACAACAAATAAAGTGTACGAAATTACTAATTGGAATCAGCATTTTGAGAAGGCTCAGACTAGAAGCAAACCAGTTGCCAAGCATTCATGGGTCGCGATGCCCAACAAGCATGAAGGGCTTGGATTCAAAAAGATAATGCGGGACGATAGAGGGTTGGAAATCTTCGCTGTTTGGATTCTTCTTGTGCAGATTGCAAGTAAAGCACCCATTCGCGGTAGGCTTGCAGATGAAGATGGCGAACCGTATTCATTCGATGACCTTGCCCTGTACGCTTGCTGTAAAACCGAAGCGATTGAGTATGCAATCCCGCTTCTTGTATCTCTTAAATGGGTTTCACAGTGCAGTGATACCGCAGTGATACCGCAGTGTGACCACGCTATCAACGCAGTAGGTACTACATTACATAACAGTACAGAACATAACACAACAGAACAAGAAATAATAGTACAGAACAAAACCGCTTTTTTTCCAGACAGCGATGACCCTCATAATGATTTGGTGCGCACGTTTGCAAGAGGATATACAAGAGTTGAAGTATTCAAAATTGTTGCCAAGGCACTACCGAAGAATCGAATGAAGTCACCTGTCCTGCTTTGTGCATCAATCGTTGCTGCGGTAAACAGAAGCAATGCTACCAACGAAGCAGAACGTGAACAGGCTGCACATTTACTTGCAGAACGAATGGCTGCTTATTATGCTTCAACCGAAGGTAAAGGTGGACATCACAAAGACCCTGACAAATGGCTTGATGAAGATAGGCACTTGGTAGATGTTAGCGTTTGGGAATCCAGAGCAAAACCAAAGCCAACATCTGGTTGGGATTCAATGCCAGAAACGAAAGGAACAACATAGATGGAATCACAATTTGAGCATAAGATTATTTCAAATGCGATAATTGCAATGAGCATTGCAATTTCCATGCGGGATTACGAGAAAGCAGAAATAGGTGCAAGGGAAATACTTGTATCAATACAACGTATTCGCAAAAACGAAACGAAAGGAACAAAATGAAAATGGAACTTAATTTAGAAAAAGATGATTGCACCATTGAAATAAATGGCAAGAAGTACAACGGTGCTTTGGCAACAACAGTGGAAGTGAACTACACCGCAGGAAGTAGTGGAAGCATGCGGTGTGGTTCTTCCTCTTACGAAGATTGCGATGAAGCACCGTCACCATCTGACATCGAAGTTGAATGGGCAGAATGCACATTAACTTTGTGCAGCAAAGATGGCAAAAGAGAAGTTGCAGTGTTGCAGTTTTTTGGCGTTGATTGGTTTGAAACCTTGTTTGGTGAAATAGAAGAAGAACATTTGGATGCAGGTGGCTTGCTATGAATTACAAAGAATGGTCGTGTTTGGTTGATGGTATCGAGAAGCGTAAACAACAAAGAGGTTGCATGTATTCATTGAATTACATTTTCTGGTTGTTTGCATTTACTGCATTCAAAGGTTTCTTGTATTCCTTTGGTGCTTGGGTCTTTTTGAAAATGATTGGAGTAACAGTATGAAAGAACTAGAAACTAAACAACAGCACTGGCAAGATACGTTGGAAGTATTGAAGGGATTGTATCCACGGTGGGAAGTGACCACGCAACAACTCATGGCGTGGAAGGAACAGTTTGGAATGTGCAATCAAGAGTGGTTGCAAGAAGCGTGCAAGAAAATGTACAGCCAGTGGACAGGCGAAAACCCAAAGCCCAAATGGTTGGCAGAATCTTTTCGGCAAGTACGCGCAGGGCATCAAGGCATTCCATTGGATGAAAGTAATTCAGCAGTCTTGCAACGCGAGAAAGAAAATGAAGAATGGTTACATCATGTTGAGGTTTGTAACTTTGACCGTGTTCGCAATTGGAAAACCATGCAAGACATGGATGCAGCCGAACGTACACAGTGGGCAAAAACTTTCTTGAAACGCCATCCAATGCTTGCAGAAAGAAACAACCCTGCTGATATGTCTACTTGGTCAAAAACCTTTTGCGGTTTCTTGTGTGCATTCCGCAGCATGCAAATGCAATCGTCATGAGTTTCTTTGAATTGGATTTGCAAGAAGGCAAGGAAGCAGAACGTGCAATTCTTGCCTGTGTGCAGAAAACTTATCCAAAGGCATTTGCTATTGAAGGAAGTTTCAAAGCGTATGATTTATTTGTGCCTGAAATATCCGCAGGCATAGAAGTGAAGGTTGATTCAATGTCACACAAAACTGGCAACGTATTTATTGAAATCTCGTTGGGTGGAAAACCATCTGGCTTAATGGTTACACTTGCTGCGTATTGGGCATACATCACAAACGATGAAGTGATTTGGTTCAAGCCCGAACGTGTTAAGGATTGCATCGTACAAACGAATCCAATGCTGCAAACTTATGTTGGTGGCAATGGTTTTGAACAAGGTGATACGACCGTGAAGGAAGCGTACCTGATAAAACGCAGCACACTTGTGCCGTATGCAGAGCGTGTAACACCACGCGATGTACCTGCTGCATGTATTCTTTGACCACATTCTTGCCGTTTGGCTAGGGTAAAAGCAAAGAATATACTACTTTTTTTGTGGGTATATGTGCATTATTAGCCTGAAAACGCCATAAAGCAAAAAAACTTGAAAATTATCCTATTATTACTTGACAGATGGGGTGGATTGTGCCAATATACACGTAGTCAAAGGAAACAAACCCCCAAACGAAAGGCAAGAACAATGTTCAACACAGAAAAACGACAAGCAGAAAAAATGAGCAACATCGAAAATGCAGAAAACAAAATCGATTACAGGAACTTCGCGATTGTTACTGAAACAAGCAGAGGCGTACATGGTGGCAAGGTCACACGAAGATATGTTTATGATTCTTATGGCAAACTTGTTTGGTGTCACTCAACCATTAAAGAATGCAAGTCAAGAATCGATTTAATGATTAAGTGGGGTAGCAGCGAAGCACCGCAGGATGAAAGTTTTTGGTCTGAAAGAATCTAAGGTTGCGAGGCGATGCACACCTGCGGGTGTGTATCACCGCACAACTTTGTAGCGAACACAACCGCCGAAAGGCACAACGATTCTTGAAAGGAATTACCAGTTATGAAAAACGAAACAACAAACGAAACATGGGGAAAAAAAACATTCCAAAAAGGTTCAGGATGTTACACTTGCCATGATTGCGGGAAACTAACTAGAGAAACAGGTGATGGAGAATCAAACTGCGAACTGTGCAGAAATTGTTTCTGGATTTCACAATGGGAAAATGGTTGCTTGGATACTCAACCAGACACACCCGAAGGAAAGGAAGCGAGAAGTCACTACAAGTTTTACGCAGGTAAAGAATGGGATGATTCTTACAGAACTAAGTAACCAAGGTTGCGAGGTCGGGTACTCCTGCGGGAGTATCCATCCGCACAACTCGGTGCGAACAAACCGCCGAAAGGCAAAACGATTCTTGAAAGGAAAATAAAGATGAACAACGAAACAACAATGTGTATATCAATGACACCTGCGGACAAATTGCCACTATTACATCAACGAATGGATTGGTTAGGAATTACAATTATAGATATGTGCATATTCCAAGATGAGTCAAACCCAAACTGCCCATACACAGCATATATCGAAAATGCAAAAGCCGCAATCAACTCGCTTCGGGAGATAGTTAGTCTTGAAGAAAAAATGGAAAAGAAACGCTTGCTACACTTGGAAACCTTGCCACTATATCTACAACAGCAGGGATAAACCGCCGCAAGGCACAACGATTCTTAGAAAGGAATTACAGTTATGAATTACAAAGTAGAAAATTGCGAACACACAAATGGGAAATCAATAGCAGCAACAACTTCGGTTGGTGTTGTGACAGACCCAAGCGAAGAAATAATTGGAATGACATTTGCAGCAGAAACTATGGAAGAAGCGGAACGCCTTGCATGGTTAAAATTATGCCACCACATTGCAGTTTGTGGTTTGAAACTTGACAACAAATGGTTTGAATCAGTTGCAATAACCATGAGTGAAGTAGAAAAGCCAGATTCCATATTCAAAGGAACAAGTTTTGAAAGTGATATTAAGCGTACTGCAACTGGTAATAGATTACCTGATGATATGTATGACGATGCATGTGATTTGATGGAAAGTATGCAAGACCTACCACCAATGCACATGATTGCTTGGATTATGAAGGTTGGTTACTCGGAAGATGCAGCCATTGAATTGTTTGAACGTGAACTTGGTGGCAAAGTTATGGGTACTGAATACAGTATTACTTGGCTTGGCTACAAAGACCGAAGTGCTTACACACAAGATGACATCGGCATTGATGACCACCACTACTTTGTTATTCCAGAGGGCGAATACAAATGGGAAGCCACTTTTGAAACGTATGGTGAAGCAATGGCATACATTGATGAATGGTGCAGACCAAAGGAAACAGCAAACAAATCTAGCATTGGCAGGTGGGATGAATTGCACACACACTCACAAAAATTAGTACGAGAACTTGTAAACCATCTGGCATCGGTTGAAGGATAACAAACAGGCGAAAGCCGAAAGGAATAATGTTATGACACAACTTGAATATGAAATGTACGAAGAAGCGGAACGTGTTATTGAAGAACACACTGGCAGCAACAAACAACTGTTGACCAAGGTCACAGGCATTGGCTTTATCGAAGATGCAGCACTTGAACTTATCGCAGAAACAAAGGAACAGCACAATGAGAACTTTGGCAAGGATTAAAACACCACGGTGTTTAACACCAGACCACGTTGTATTGCTTGTTGCCTTACAACTTGCAGGTGTTTGCAGAATGTGTGCTGCGGGAACTTACTTGCAGGACTTTGACCAAGACCTTAAAGATAAAGAAGTGCGTGCCATCATTGATTATTGGGTTGCACAGCACGGAAAGGAAATAGCACAATGAAAACCAGACAACTTGAAACATTGAAAGAAGTATTACACATTGCTGATGATTTGGCAGACCTGATGTGCAAGGGTACACAGATAACAAACTTCCGAAATGGGCAAGTCAGGGATTTGGATTTAACAATTAACTGCATAAATGCAGGACATGAAATCGTGGATAAGCAATTAAAATTGAACAAAGAAATTAAAAAGGAAACAACATGAACAATCAACATGAAATAGCAATGGTGCGTGATAGTTTGGTCAAGGCGATAAATAGCCGTGCAAAAACTGTTGCCACATATCGAAAGTATGCACAGCAAGCAGACCTGTGGGCAAACAAAGCACTGGCAAAAGCAAACAGCACAGAACGTAAAGAGTCAATGCGTATGACACGCCAAGACAATGCGGAAGAAGTATTTGTGTGTTTGTTGGCGGTGACTTTCTTTGTCACGCTTGGCATAACAATTGTCGAACAACCTGTTGCAACTATTACAAGTTGGATAGGTGCAGGGCTGTTCGTTCTCATTGGCGTAGCCTACACTTGGCAAGAATGCCGTTACCGTAAATCCTATCAACAGCAATTGAACGCACGGTTAGATGAAATAGTGGAAGGTGGCTTAGATGTTAGAGCGTAAAAACTATTTGAAAACTTCAATCTACATTGTGACCTCAACTGTGTTTACGGAAGAAACCCACCACTACTACACACAGCGAACGCCATTCGCATTGCTTGCACAAGCAAAAGAAAAGTATGAAGAAGCATGTGCAAACAATCCACAAGCCAAGTTGGAGAAGTTGACGGTGCAAGGTACACCGCGTGGCATTGCGTTGGCAATGTTTGTGTTGGGTCGCGATGATGGTGAAAGGGAAAGTAGCAAGCATGAGTACAGTGAGTTTGTTAAGCATGTCACTTTTGAAACATTAACCAAACAGGCAGGTGCATTATGAACAGACAGACCAACAAGTTTCATTGTGACCTGCAACATCCAACCAAAAGTGAATTGGATGCAATGCGGGTGAACTGTAAACCAGTAGAACCAGAAGAATTGGCAGCAAGGCGTATAGAACAGGATATGCTGTTGGCATTTGTCAAGATAGTTGACACGCACAACCGATTGCTTATTCATTCTGTACAACAATCTTCCACGCCTGCATCCGCCAATGTGGTAGACTCCCATGCAAGCGAAGAAGTTGAGGAACAAGACCTTGACTGACACCCCACTTTGGTAGCCGAAGATTCCATCGTAAGTTAAGGCAAGCCCTGTACAACTTAATTGTTGTGCGGGGCTTTTTTTGTGCCTGTTACTAAAATCTGACGATGCAATAATATAACATGGAAGTTGTTGAATAATCATGGATGCCAATGAAATAGATAAAGACATGCTATGTGAATTGACCCTGCGTTGGGCGCGCAAGGCGTTACGTCTATTTCCACGTTGGGAGTTGGCAGAACTTCACAGCGAAGCATTCATTGCTGCCATGCACCTGCTGCAACGTGACAGATACAAACCAGAGAAGGGCGCGTTGTCTACATTCCTTTGGCATGCACTGCCGATGGATGTACGGCACAAATACAGGAACGCCAACGGCGAAAGGTATTTAACAGATGTGGACGGCAAGAGAAGGTACAGAAAAACAGAGTTTGTTGATGATACGATAGCAAGCCAAGCACAAACGGAATGCCCCATGCAAATGCTTGAACCAAAGCCAACCACAACAAATGTAAACCAACAATGGCTTGCTGCTAGACTCTCAGGCTTCGGTGCAATAGAATTACGCAGGCGCGGGATGAGTTACCAAGAACAAAGAGCAAATGCAGAAAGGTTACGTGATGAACTCAAAAGCAAAAGGGAAACGCGGTGAACTTGAATATGCACATTGGTTGTGTGACAACTTCGGATTAGATGCAAGGCGTGGGCAGCAGTACTGTGGCTTGGCGGGTAATGCAGATGTTGTTGGTGGATTCCCCAACACACACCCTGAATGCAAATGGACTGAGCAATTAAATCTTAGGAAAGCGTTTATGCAAGCGGTTGCTGATTGTGGTGATGCAATCCCCTATGTTGTTTCAAAAAAGAATAGGCAAGATATTTTGATAACCGTGCGTGCATCAGACCTGAAAGGTTTCTGCCAATCGGTTGTCGCCACGATAACTAAACAGGGAGATAAAGGTTAATGACAGGGAAGTATAACCCATCCGAAAACGGATGGACAGAGAACAAGAAACTGGTGTTACACAGACAAGAGGAAGTAGAACATGACATTAGGCAAATGCGTAAACGGATTGAGAAACTTGAAAAGCAGTATGCAATTCACGCTGCACAATCGAGAATGGCAGCAGGTGTTATTGGTGCGTTTGCAGGTCTTGTGCCTGTCGTTGTTAGTATTCTTCTTGGCAGGATGTAGTACAGTTGGTAGATGGTTTGCACCAGAACCAACATTAACAGATAAGGTAAGCCATGTAGCGGGTGAAGTAGGCAAGTCAGGTGGTGGGTTGGCTATGTTGTCATTCGTTGGTGGAATTGCAACACTCGCAGGAATTGCAGCGCTTGTAATTTCTGGTGGTCGCATGGGAATGAGGGCAATTTTAATTGGAATTTTTTGTTGTATATTGAATTTCGTTGTGGCAACTTTCGCAACGTGGATTCTAATTCCTGTGCTTATCGCAACAGGAATGGTCAGCATTGCGTGGGGTTACGTAACGTACAAACAAGTCTTAAAAGACAAGGAGTGATAGTATGAATGTTTTAGCAAGTGGATTAGATAGTTTTCTTGGAACAGTTTGGTTTATTCTTTTGGTAGGTTCTGTTTCTTTTATTGCGGGTGTCTGGATGGCAGACCGTGTGAAAGCAATGTTGGGCAAGTAAGGTGAGGATTTATGTTCATATGCGTAAACCTAAACCAAAACCCGATGCAGTTAAGGTAGACCATACCGATGCCACAATACCAGAGCCAACCGCACAATTACTAAACGAAATGGCAGTGGGTATTCATCTTTCGGTAGCAGGTCGAGCAGCAGTAGACAGGGACGAAGAACAAGATGCCTTTCCTGAATGGGATAAGTTGCCAGACAACGTAAAGGATTATTGGATTGAAGGCGCGCGCTGTGCTTATGCAATCCTAGCAATTCACGGTGGAGCAACAACAAAGATACTGTAATGCCTTCGCGCGTTAAAACATTCTGTGTTAATGGTTGCACTGGCAAAGGCGTGCATGGTTCAAGACTTTGCATCAAGTGTTACAAGGAACGCGAAGTACGCAATGCAGAAGTAAAGGCACAGGCTGAACAGAAACGTGTAGAACATGAAGGTAACGCAAGTGAACGTGGATATGATTGGACATGGGCAAAGGTTAGCAAGTACGTCCGAACAAACGAACCGATATGCAGACACTGCCAGAATGCAGTAGCCACGATGGTTGACCACATTACGCCATTGAAACAAGGCGGTGCTAGGTTGGCACTAAATAACTTGCAGCCGTTGTGCCACAGTTGCCACGCCATTAAGACGGCGAAGGAAACAAGGTAGCAGCGTGCCGTATAAGGACACAGGATTGGATGCAGCAAACCTATACGCGGTGGTTGCGTTGTCATGCAATCAAGAGAATCAAATGCTTAGAAGGGCATACAGGGCTTCATGATGTTGTGGCTGCATAAATTAAATAAAAAAAGAACGTCTCAGAAAATAGCGAGCAAAAAAACGCCCTTTCTAGCCTGTTATGAGGGTATACCCCATTATTAGCCTAATAATGCGTGCGGCTTTTTAGCCCAAAAATGAGGGGCATAGCCGTTTTTAGCCTATAAGGGGGGGTTTTCAATCATAAGAGCCTTTTTTTACTAAAC